GTTTGAATAAACGTAGTTCCCATTCCAGATACGCCCATTGTTGATGTTGAATTACCTGATCCGGTTATTTGTGCACATTTATCAGCACCTAAATTATAACAACTATTACCAGACGGCATGTTGGCAGGACCTTGGCCTCCCCAGTCCAAATCCATGTCACCTTCAAATTTAGATGTAACATAATCATTGTCTCCATCTAAGATATCTAATGAATTTTCGTTAGTAGTAGTAATTGTTGTGGTAGTGGTTGTAGTATCTGTGGTTACTGTATAACCATCAGCTTCATACTCAATGGTTTCTACTTCATCTATAACAATGGTTTCCTCAACACCAGGTGTACATAAACCTGTTGCTGTTATAGGACACTCGGCTTTAAGGGAAGAAGGCCACAATGCCAGAGTGCATAGCCATGCCAAATAAAATAAATTTCGCAAATTTTTCTCCATCTGTTAGTCCAGTTGTTTGTTTTTCTTTTTGTTCTATTTCTATTTTCTTATATATTAATGATCCTTCAGGTACTAAATCAGGATTGTTTTCCCAACCTTCTTTTGCTTCTTCACCAATAGCTCCCATGTACGGGCAATAAGTTCCAGCCATATACATTGCATCCCAAACTCTAGGATCAGCACATAATGTTGATACTGCAGCTACCTTCATGCCCATTGAATAAAGTGAGCGCGATAATTTTATACGTTCACAATTTTCGTCCGTAATTGTAATTCCTGACGCAATTCCTAGTATCTGGGTTTGTACGGCGGTCGCCGCAGCAGTCTTACAGATATCTGAATTGTTTACAACAACGCTTGGTGCATTTGCCGTGCTGGGGGTATTATTGGTCACTACGGTTGAAGACACAGTATTCGTATCTGCACCGTTAGCGCTAGTTATTGCACCAACAACTAATATAAAAGTTAAAATAAAAAAAAGTAATCTCATTTAGCATTTCCATTTTTTTAAAGCCAGGGCTTTACGGGTTGGTCTTCCTTTTTTATCTTTCATTGGACCTTTAACTCCTCCCATACGAGCACAAAAACTTTTACGACGTTTAGCAGCTTTAGAACCTTTTTTAACTTTTCCAGTAACAGCTTTTTTTAATTTAGATCCAGGATTAGCTGCACGATAAGAAGCAATGCCTTTAGCATTTAAACCTCCAGATTTACTTTTTCCTTCTTTTCTTTGCCATGCTGGTGTTTTAGCCATTTTTCTTTTTCTTTTTTATTATTTTTTTTAAAACTTTTGATTGTTGTCCATGCATTTTAGAAGCTTTGGCTAATCCTTTAGCTATTTTTTTAATTTTTTTTCTTTGTTTTGGTAACATTACTTCCTCGCTGTTTTTGCACTTTTTCTAAAAGCTTTAGCTGTTGGCGCACCTTTGCTTCCAGGCTTCCTCATTTTTTCTTTACTACCAGCTTTTATTCTTTTTCTTTTAGCATGTATGTTTGCATAGAGTCCACGTTTAGCCATTATGCCAATCCTTTCATTAATTCACTTAATTCATGTGCCCGATTTGGAGTCTGCTTCGCCCATCTCGAGTCCAGCATCTCGCAACTTGCGTCAAAAAATTTACCTTCTCGTAAAAATTTCCACATATTACGGAACTTTGACACACCTCCAGCCCCAAGCTGAAACACCATTTCAATAATTATTTCTTTGGCTACAGGTGGTAATTCTATGTCATGACAAAGTTTATTTGCTCCATCAATAGCTCGATTAAGATCTGTAATAAAAACTCGGTGTAATTCTTCTTCCGAATATTCTTTATTTTCGTCCCAAATTTCATCTTTGGTACACAAGTGTCCCCACCCAATAGTTTTATTTTTTAGGGTATCCAGATAAACGGTATTACGAAAACCTTCATGAACCTTAATACGTGCTTCTAAATTTTTATAGTCCGCCATTTTATTTACCTTTCATTGTATCAAGTTTTTTATTAATATTTTTTATTTCAACTTCAATGACCGCGATCCGCGATTCAATTTTTGTAAACGTAATTAACGCATTTTCCATTCTGTCCATATCTTTTTCCAACGCATTAACCCGTTGACTTGTCATTCCCCAAGTTACTCCCAGGGCTAAAATAACACCAACTAACCATACACTATCTTTTACAGTAAAACTCATTTATCTCTCCAATTTAAGACGTAGTTTTTCTATTTCCCTAGTTAACCAATCTACTGGTTTTGTAGCTTGTTCTACCATATTTCCACTCATGTTTAAA